ACCGCAGTTGGTTAAAAGGGTATGTTGTCAAAAAACTCATCTTGTCTTTTATCCAGTATATCATCTACTTGTTTTAATAATTCTTTCTCAGTTCCGTAGGCTTCTTCAAATCTTTTTTTATAAGGATGTCGGCTAATGGGTTCTTTCCCACTACCCATTCGGTGATGCTCAAAACAAAGGGGCAACACTTTTAGGTGCGCCCCTTCTTTTGTTTTGCCTTCGGTGTGATGTATTTCCGATGGTGAATAAAGACCCTTGTTTTTACAGACGATGCAACCAATCTCTGCAACCCTACCCATATGGTCTAGTTCCTCTCGGTTTGGCACTCTGCCTTTAAGCCCCATATCTTTTTCTTTCCTCTCTAGCATTAACCATCTTGGTTCTCCATTCCTCAAATCCAATCTCTAATGACTTCAAGGTAATCTTTAAAGCAGACAGTGTGCCTTTGGCAACACCAACCCTTAGTCTTGCTAGATATAGCTCTTGCTGAGATTCAGCCCAAGTTTCTTGAGCAGAAGATGTTTTCATGCCATCTGCTAGGGCTTGCATCTTTAGTGTCGCATGAAGCTTCTTAACCTCTGCATCACATCTAAACACTTCGTACTCGGTTTTCTCTATGACAGGTGCAATGTCTCTAATCCTTTGCATCCATGATTCTTCAATCTCAACCATTGTTATACCTCCTTACCTTAAAATTTGATTAAGATGCTTCCGCTATAGCAAATCAAACACCCCATAATAATAAACATCAAAGACATGAATGACTGAAAACTTGCGACAGTTGGGTCTAACGAAAACATATTGTTAAAGAAACCCAACACATCTAACGAATAAAGATCATTCTTCAATGGCATAGATGCCAAATCTAAAAGCACCCAACCACTTGTGAATACAAACATTCCTAGTAAAAATATAAATACGCCTAACACTTTCATTCTATTCTCCTTTTAAAATTCAGGGTCATCAAAATAAAGAAAGGCATAAGCTGGTATGCCTATACAAAGAATTATTCCTAAGATTCTAAGAATTTCTATTAATATCGCCTCCATTTTTCCTCCTCTGATTCAAGACCTAAAGCCTTATCAATTAAAAATGCACAAAAATAAAGTGGCAAGAACACGATGCCTAGCAATAGGTATAAAAGCATATGCCAAACATTAGTGAATATAATATTCATTTTTGTCTCCTAGTTTTTAAGTTGGGGAGGTTATTCCCCCCAACCTACACATGAGTCGTTCCAACAACGCGCAAACATTTTTTCTTCTCGACTCATTATGTCTTTGAATTTCGCAACAGTTTTTCCAAGTACCACTTAGCTTTCATTAAATCTTGTTTGGGATTCTCTTTGTGTTTTGTTTTGTGCCTAAGAACATATTTAATGATGTTCCCTTCGCACCAACCGAGATCATTAGAAAGTATAAAATCAGTGACCTCTATCCCCTTCTTATAATAAGAGGGGCTAATCTTCTCAGCTTCTTCCCACTCTTTTTTTCTCCATATCTTAGTCATCGTAGTCTTATGCTCGTATTTTCACTATTGGCGACTCTGTTCTCTAAATGCTCTACATACATTTCAAGTTCTGCAACCCTTCCTGAAAGCATCTCGTCTAGCTCATCTTCAAAGTTATTGATCTTTGATAACAAGCTGTCTTTCTCCATTTCTGTTAATGGTTCTGCTTGTATCATCTGTTTTACGTTTCCTAGTATTTGCTTGTATCCTTCGTAATTAATCATGGGTTCTGCCGTTCTTGCTTGGTTTATAAAATATTATTTTTTTAGACTGGTTAATAGTTTTCTTAGATTCTAATTCCTCTATTTCCTGTATCCTAAATAATGTATCTTGTGGAAAATTTGTTTCGCCATATCTTCTGTGTATGGCTTCTGACCTGAGTGGATTCTTTCATCATCTGACATAAGCTTCCACTGTGTATAGTTATAGTCGTAAGACTGTTCTTTATCGTATTCAAAAATTTCTAATGGTGTCATTTTTACCCCTCGTTGTTTATGTATGTGGTTTCGCTTTTAAGACTTAAACCACAAAAGAGTCTTTAGTGGTTATCTAGAAAGGTATATCATCATCATTGAAATCAGGCTCAGGCTCAGGTTGAGGCTCAGGTTTTTTCTGCTCTTGAGGTAAGTCAAGTCTTGCATACTTATACTCATTTCCATTCTTAGAGACTCTATTCCATAGAGCCACCCTCATTTCAACACTGTCAGCCTTGTCTTCTCTCAGTCGCCCCACTAAGGCTTTTAATAAGTCCTTTGTGAGAGTGACCTTTCCAGTCCAATCAGGCTGTTTGTCGTTTGCTTTATAGTTGTTTGTGTAAATCTGTCCATCAGATTGTAGTCTTTCTTCATATGCCATTGTTATTCCTCCGTTTGGCTAATGGTTTTTTCAGGTAATGTATCTGCATATTTGCTGATAGCATCGTTTAATTTATCCCTATGCTCAGGGAAAAATATCTTTAGGTCAGAAAAGTCTTTTGCATTTGCTTTCATAAAAGATCGAAGTGCCTCTTTTGACTCATTCATAACCATTGTTTTCTCGGTTGCCTCTATGAAAGCATCAGCCCAAGCTTCGGTCTTCGTATCATCTGCCTTTGGTTCAGGCTTTGATACTTCTTTGGGTTCTTCTTTCTTTGGTTGCTTCTTTGCTACAGGCTGTTTGTCTTTATCTTCATCGGGGAGGTGATCTTCCCACACTGCAAAAACACTCATGCCTAAACCAAACATGGCTAAGTTTTTAACAAGGCATCTCATTCGGTTATCATTTACTTGTCTAGCATTCGGGTTGACTACAGCATTATTCTTATAGTCCATGATAGGAAGTGCCATGCTTCTAGTATGTCCTTCAATCTGCACTTGGGTTATTACCTCAGCAGTTCCATCGGGTAAAGTTCTATAGGGTAGTCCATCGTAATCAACAAAAGCATATTCTGCCTGTGGATAATGCTCCATTAAAAGCATCCACGCTCTCGCCCAAGAAAGATAAGTTAGGTTCATCTTTTCTTCTGTGTGTTTAGAAACATCCACATTGTAGAGTGTCTCCCATATATCTTTGAATTTTATTTCATCCATTTGTTCTCTCCATATTTTTTACTTTGTTTATAAAATCTACTTGCTCATTCTTTATGTCTAAGGGGTTGCCCTCATTGAGTTCCTTTGCATGACCTTCGTAATATCTATCCTCTGCCTCACCCAAACTATCAGCCTCTACTTCATAGGCATATTCGCATGTTGCATATGTTCTAACGATAAACTTCACCCTTCTTCCTCCTTAAATTGATTACAAAACTGTGAAACACCGCAATAGCTTTCACACCTAGTTGAAACACCTTTAGCAATTTCAACACTTAAACCTTTGGTATCCTTTTGTTTTTCTAGATACTCGTCTGCTTCTTCCTGTGAGTGCAACACCCTTACTGCTGACTTCCTTCCTTTCTTCATAACCCTGTATGTGTCACCCTTCTTCCATCTCTCAGCATCACTACATGGAGGCAAGATTTTATTGATTAAAAATTCTGCTTCAGACTTCTGATGTAAGTCCACCCTCTCCTCAATAAAAGCTTCTTGTTTGTCTTTATCCCAAAGGGGTATAGGTATAACTGAGACTGGTGATATTGGATAGTTGCCACCGCTTCTTTGATATTGAAACTTGCTCCAGTCTCTAGCAATAGCAATAACATTTAATCCCTTAACATGCACACCACGCTCCATTCTATTGAGCCAAGCATAACAGTTGAGTTGTTGCTCCCATTCGGGCTTGCCATCTGTAAGTGCCGAAACAATGCTCCATGCGGAAGTGACCTTATAGTCTTTTAGAATGCCCTCTGAGACTGAAATGCTGTCTGTCTGACCGCTTATCTTCCACCCTTTGATACTGGCATACATCCTCTGCTCTGTAATCGTGTCCTCGTTGTCCTCATTGGCTCGCTCTAATATCGTGTGAACACTTTGACCTAGAAGCTTCCATATCTCGTCAGAGACATCTACTGTCATGTCTTCATAGTTCTTCTCTGTGAGTAATCTAATTTGAGGAGGTTGCAACAATCCAGTAACAGAAATAATAGAATTGCCACGAGTATAACTGTCGTTATGAACAGCCCTAATTATTTCTTCGGGTACGTTATGCTGATTGGTGTACTTCACTTAATTCTCCATATACCAACACCATCCTCAAGCTTTCTTACTGAAAACTTTTTNCTTGGGTTTTTATAAGTGTGACGTAAACAAAAGTTGCTAAGGATTTTCCTCTCTGCATCTATTTTTGTTTTTGGTAGTTCTATTTTTATATGATCCCCTACCTCCATTTCGTCTAATGGCAAATCATATTTTCTTGGTGTTCCTCCAGCTCTCGGTATCGGTATACCTTTCTCGATATTAAACTTCATTTTTTTCTCCATTCATTCGGTGTTTTGTTTTCTTCTTCTTCTTGTTGTTGTTTCTGAATCCTGTATCGTATAAAGCCTTTTGTTGTCTTTGCTCTCTCTAGTGTTCCTTCAGCCGACATTTTATTTATCTCATCATTAAGTGCCACCACATCTTCATCTATAGCCTCAACTGAATTTTTGTTTTTGTAGTGTCTCTCGGTTTCAACTGCTTTCTTTATTGCTTCGGGATTGCACTTAGCAGTAGGTACAGAATAGTCATCATCGTATCCTCCACTGCTTCGTATTGTTGGTGCATACTCTTTTGTTTTTTTTGTCATTCCTTTCTTCTTTTTGTTCTAGACGATGGGATGATGATGCCCTTATTAAAGGGTGGTGTCAATAAATATTTGACATAAGATAATAAGCAAATTAGTATCTTCTACATGGACAAAGACTTAGTGAAAATAGATAGCCTTATTATCAAGCAAGCTGTGAGAGACATAGCAAGTAAGGATCAAGATAGGTCACTAGAGGCACTAACATA